TCAGCCGCTGGTCGCGGTGTTGGAGGGATTCAGGCCGGGTGCCGTTGGGTGGGTGCCCGGCCTGCCCTTATGCGGTCGAGCCATTGATGGCCCGCTTGCGCTGGTTGCCTCCTTGCCGAATCCACTCGTCGACCTCGGCCGAGCAGTAGACCCAGGTCTGGCCGAAGCGGCGGCCCGGTGGCGTCCTACCGACCATGCGCCAGTAGCGGAACGTGTCGACCGGGACGCCGGCCCGGTCGGCGGCTTCGGCGGTGCTGAGTAGGTCCTGCAGGGACATGGCGACCTCCCCCGCTGGTGAGACCGAACACTCTCGAATTACACGCCTGCCATTAAGTCACACCACCATTGACCGACGCAAGCGTAGGGCGTAGGTTCGCCCTGGCCCGCAGGTAGGCGGGAACAGAAGTGCCCCCCGCACCGGAGGTAGCCGGCCGGGGGGCGTGACACCACGGAGGGTGCCCCGTGATGCACGACCCATCCTCGCGTGCGCCGATGGCGCACACCAGCATGCTGATCGTGGTGGCGGCCGGCCGGGTGCCGGTCTGCTCGGCGGAGCCGGCGCGGCCCGGCGAGACGCGGCTGGCGCTTGACGTGGCGGGCCTGGGCCACGGCGTCAACGTCGCCCTGGTGGGCCCGGCGGAGGTGCTCGGCCAGGTCGTCGCCGAGCTCGCCGCGGCGCTCGAGGGGGTGCCGCGGTGAGCGTGGTGAGCTTCCCGACCGCCTGGGAGCGGTACTACGACTACCTGGGCAGGCGTGGCCGGCGGCCGGCGAGCATCAGCGTCTACCGCGTCACGCTGTACGACTTCTCCCGCTACCTGGCGACCCGGCGGCCGCCCAAACCGTGGGACCGGCCGACGCCGGGCGACCTGGGGCGGTTCCTCAACCGCCCGTCGCGGTCGGGCGCGGCCGGTGCCGGGCGGCCGCGGTCCCGCGACGGGCGGTTGGCCGCCAACACCCGCAACGGCTACGGCTCGATCATCACGACGTTCTACCGCTGGTGCTATGACCAGGGGATGCTGCCGCGCGACCCGCTGCGGGGGTTCGTGATGCCCAAGGCGGCCCGGCCGATCGCCCGCGCGCTGGAGCTGGCCCAGGTCGCCCGGGCGATGGAGGCGGCGGCCGGTGACCCGAGGATGACGGTCATGCTGTGGCTGATGTACGGCACCGGCTTGCGGGCGATGGAGGTGGCCGGCCTGGAGATCCAGGACCTGCGAATGCACGCCGACCCGCCGGTCCTGCACGTCCGCGAGGGCAAGGGCGGCAAGTCCAGGGTGGTGCCGGTGGCGCCGGCGGTCGCCGGGGTGCTGCGCGCCTTCGTTGCCGGGCGGCCCGGTGCCGGCCCGGTGGTGGCGTCGGCCACCACCGGCCTGGCGCTGTCCCGCAAGACGGTGTGCCGGCTGGTGTCGGCCCACCTGCGCGCTGCCGGCGTCAAGGACTCGAGCCACGCGCTGCGCCACACGTTCGCAACCGAGCTGCTCAAGGCCGGGAAGGGCGCCAATCTGTACTCGGTGAGCAAGAGTCTTGGCCACAGCAGCACGAAGGTGACGGAGCAGGTCTACGTCGCCGGCTACCTGGGCGACCTCGCCGGCCTGGCGGCGTTGCTGCCCGACCCGCGAGGGGGAAGTCATGCGTGACCTGGCGGCCATGGTGCCGTGCGAGGTGGCCGACCAGCTCCGCGCCGCGGTGGCCACCCTCGAGCGGCTCGGGCCCGAGGTGGCCCGGGCGGTCGACACGCTGGGGAAGGCGACGACCCTGGCGTGGCTGGCGACCCTCGGCCTGTCCTCACCCGACCAGCTCGCCGGCCTGGGCGCCGGCGACTTCCCGGATCACACCGACGACGAGTGGGCGGCCTGCGAGGCGGCCCTGGGGATTGATCGGGGGTGGGATCTGGCGTATCAGCTCAGGGACTCGATCGACGACTAGGAGGTAGCCATGATCGACGACGGCAAGGAGCCGGACCGGGCGGCCGAGTTTGAGCGGGCCAAGCGCGAGCCGCTGGTTGACCGGGTGCGAGCCGAGTACGAACGGCGCCGGCAGGAACGGCGCGACCCGCCGCTGGTCACCGGCCAGCCTGGCCTGGTCACCCGACCGCATGACTGGACGAAGGGAGCAAGCATGGATGAGGCAGCGACCGTGACCGTGGGCTACGAAGATGGCCAGGAAGAGGACGTGAACCTCGACGAGCATCTCAAGAAGTGGCATCGGCTCCCGCTCGACCATTCCTGGGACGACGAGCACCTACAGCGGGTGCACGACCAGGACCACCAGGGCGGCGGGTTCGACTACCACGCCCACCCGCTGCCCGCGTAGCCGGCGCCCGCCGGCCACCCGAGAGGGGGTGAGGCACTACGGACGATTCCCCCGGCTTGCTCGGTGACTGGAGTGATTCGCCGAGCACGTGACGGCGCCCGGGCCACTACCACGGCCCGGGCGCTTCACTGTCCGCGCAGCCGCGCCCGGATGCGCTCGGCCAGGGTCCGCGGCGTCGGCGGCGGCGCAGGGTCAGGCGGCGGGGTGGCCTGGACGCGGCCACCCGACCACGCCGCGGCCTCGGCAAGCGCCCGGTCGTAGTCGGCCTGGTGGTCGGCGCCGACCACGCCAGCGCGGGCGAGGGCCTCCCGGAGCGGGGACGGCGCCGGCGGGCGGGCGGCTTCGGCCTTGGCGGCCTCCCTGGCCTCCGTGTGCCGGCGGGCCCGGCCGGCGTTGCGGGCGGCGCGGGTCTGCCACTGCTTGTCGGGGACGATCCAGCCGAGGGGGGCGGCGGGCGGGTGGGCCATGTACTCGGACTCGCGGTCGTCCAGGGCCCGGTTGTGGCGGCGGCAGAGCAGGCCCCTGATGGCCCGCGTCAGCGGGTTCTCGTCGACCTGCAGGGGGTCGCCGGCCTTGGGGGCGGTGGTGCATCCGGGCATCCCGCACATGCCGCCCTGCAACTCTAGGAGCTGGTCGTAGTGGGCGAGCTTCATGGCGTAGTGGCGGCGCAGGTCGCGGTCGCGGCTGCTGGTGTACCCGTCCCACAGGGGGGTGCCGTCGACGGCTCGGTCCTCGGACATGGCTACCTCCACGTCGTCTTGTATCGCCACCCCGGAGGGGTGGCGGGTGGACTGCAAGGAGCAGTGTAGAGGCAAACTCCCACTAGACCCGTGTGGGGTTTGCCTCTGACGAGGACCTAAGAGCAAGAGCAGAACATCACCGTGGGGGGGTGTGGGGGGCGCCAGGGCGGATTCTCAGCCCGGGGGGTAGGGCGGGACAGGGCCGGCGGCGGCTAAAACGTTCCTATTTTGGCGTGACGAATTCGAGAATTGGCGGCCTCAGAAATCGAGGGTCTCGAATCAGTCGAACACGAAGATGCCCGGTTCCCGGTTCTGGAGGTGCGCCCGGGTGACGTAGCCCCAGCGGGCCAGCGACAGCGCGACCAGGGGGCAGATGTCGGTCGACAGCCCCTTGCGGGCCCATGCCCACCCGTCGCCCAGGGGGCGCTGGGCCGCGCCGGCGACGGCGGCGTCAAGGGCCGGCCTGGGCACGATGCGGATGGTCCGCTCGGCCACCGCGTCGAACAGGTCCCCGGCGGCGTGCGCCATCCCCCGGCCGGTCGGCTTGACCACCTCGATCCCGGCGGCCTCCAACGGGGCGATCAGGTTCCCGGCCGGGCCGGTGTCGTCCACGACCACCGCGCAGGGCCGCCACTTCTGGACGAGCTCGACCAGGCGGCCGACGACCCAGCCGGTGCCGGGGCGGTGGTCGACGACCTCGCCATGGCCGAGGCCGTCGGCGCGCAGCCCGGCGACCGCGATGGCCGCATGCGAGCGTTCCGGGGTGACGTCGGCGGCGAACGCCACCGGGTCCACGGCCTCGCTGTGCGGGTCGGCCAGGGCCCGCCACGCCTGCTCGGCGATGACCAGCCAGTCGGCCGGGATCGACCCGGGCCAGAGGTTCAGGTAGGCCCGGCAGAAGTCCGCCAGGTCCAGGCGCTCGAACTCGGCGGCGATTCTGGCCTCGGTGATCGTTCTGCCCAGGGCGGGCATGCACGACCGCCAGGTGGCAGGGTCGGCGGGGTCGGCGCCGTCGCGGGCGGCCCACTCGAAGTAGGCGACGCCGGTGGTGGCGCGATGCATCGAGACACGGGCGCGGCCGCGCTCGACCTTGCCGCGGAGGTACGCGGAGCGGTAGGTGCCGGCGGTCGACACGCACCACAGTTGCGGCTGCTCGCGGGTGATCATGGTGGGGCTCAGCCCCTGCTCGAGCCGGCTGTCCTCGTGGGCCCATGCCTCGTCGACCACGACCAGGTCCAGCACGTCGCTGTGGCCGGCCTTCTCGCCGGGCGCGGTGATCGCGTGGTGGGAGCCGTTGGCCCACCTGACGGCCTCGTCGCCGCGCTGGTAGCGCACCCCGAACTCCTCGGCGAACGGCGACCGCTGCAGGGTGGCGACGTGCTCGTCCTCCCACTTCTTGCGGGCGTGGATGCGATCCTGCGCCGAGTACAGCACCCGCGACCTTGACCAGGTGCGGCAGCGGTGCACCATGACGCCCAGCTCCAGCGTCGTCTTGCCCTGCTGGCGTGGCACCGTCAGATCGACCTCGCCGTAGACGAGCAGGCCGGTGGAGGGGTCGACCTCCAAGGCGACGTCGGCCACTTGGCGCTGCCAGGGCATCAGCGGCGTGCCGAGGGCCTTGGCGACCCGGGCCACGGCCGGGCCGAGGGTCTTGCGGCTCGGGTCGCGGGGGGTGGCGTACAGGGGCGGGCAGGGGCGGGGTCTCACAACATGCCCCAGGAGGCATCGCGGCATGGCAGATTAGCCGCGCACAGCCGGCCCGGGTACTTGGATGACCCCCCGCCCACAAACGGCCTCCTACAGAGAACGGCACCGTTCCCTGTACACACACAACGGAACACGGGCGCGGGGGCGCCCGGTCGTCGGCCATGGGGGAAACCGCCGGGGCTCGGCGCTTTTCGGTTCACCATCGCCGTGACTGCCGTGGTTGCTTGCTCGGTGGCAGGCCGGGCCGGTCGCCCTTGCGTTCGTTGCACGCTTGGCCCTTGCACCACGGGCAGCGGCTCAGGCTGCCGTGCACGGGGCGCAGGTTGGCGGGGTCGAGCGCCAGGTCGGGCCGCTCCTTGCGGCTGATGACGTGGTCGACGGCGCCGGATCCGGGATGGCCGCAGAGGTAGCAGACGTCCGAGGCGGCCAGCACCGCGGCGCGGACGCGACGCCATGGCCGGCCGGTGGGTCCGCCCTTGCGGGTGCGGCCCATGACCTACCTCGGCCAACCCAGCGACGCCAGCAGCTCGGCGACGGCGCGGGCCTCGTTGGCCTGGGCCCATGCGCAGATGCGCTCGTGGGTGCGCTGGAACTTGGTGGCCATCTCGTCGCCGCAGCGTGGGCAGTGGTAGCGGGTGGCGCTCATCGTGGCTTGCGGCGCAGGCGCTGGCGTAGCTGCTGCTGGCAGGGCGGGCAGCGCTCACCCCAGACGAGGGGCCGGCGGCAGCCGAGGCAGCGGCGCAGTGCGCGGCCCTTGCCGGTCACGCCCACGTTGAAGTGGTGCTTGGCCATGGCTACCGCCAGCGCCGGGCCAGGGTGGCCAGCGGGTTAGGTGTCATATTATGACGCCTATCTCCCCGTACCCCGACCACGCCGGCGCCGGCGTAGGCGGGCACCCGCACCACGGCGACGTGGTCGAGGGTGGCGCGGGTGCGCACCACGCGATCGCGGCTCAGCCAGCGGCTTCCCCCAGGGACCTCCATGAACCCGACGCTCAGACCGAGCGGGACGCCGTCGCGGGCCAGCTCCAGCACCTCGTCGCCGAGCGCGGTGGCGGAGACGCGCCATGCACCCCAGGCGGCGTCGGCGCGGTCCTCTAGCTCGACGGTGCGCCCGATCGGGAGCGTCTCTGCATCGCGCGGGTGGCGCGCGGTGAGCGGGACGGTGGCGGGGTCGACGTCGGCCAGGGCGCCGCGCTGGAAGCTCTCGACGACCAGGCGGCCGCGGTCCTGAACCTGCGCCTCGGTGCCCCAGGGAAGGAGAGCACCGAACAGCACGCGCCCGTCGCCGTCGTCGCGGACGTGCAGGGCGGTGGTGAACGAGCGGACGAGCACGGTCATGCGATGCCCCCTGCAGG